GTGTAGATGGTACAGTCCTTACTATAACTACTTAATGATATTATGACAACTCAGACTATAGACTTCAGTTCAATAGATAAGGTTGTTTTTGGTAGCACCGAAATAAAGGAGGTTATACACAACGAAACTAGTATCTGGACATACACATACGCTGAAACACCTTTCACTACCGCAAACGTCCCTGTCCTACAAGAATCTTCAACAGTTACTGGTCCTGTAGTTACATACTCAGCAGCTGATTTCCCTATAGGAACTTATGAGGTAACCCTCGTAACTCAAGAATTGGGGGGACAATTTGGTTATGTGCAAGACGTTCTACAGAACATATTTGTATGTGACCTTAATGAGTTAAACTGTGTTACGATTGGCGAAGGTGGAACATTTGAATCTGACCCAGATGGTGATGATTATAATGTAATCTCTAGTTATGGTAACGGCATCATATCAGCTACTAGCACTGTTTTGGAATTTACTACAGCATCTGCAGGGTTTAAAGTTATACCACAGCACACAAATCAGCACCCAGGTTGTGATGCTAATAGTAGTCTTTCTTATCAATTTAGGGAGACTTAGTATGGACACTTTTAAAGATGATATTCACAAGAGTGTCAGTAAGCACAGCGACAAAAGTTATTATTACTTTATGATACAAGGTGATGTGGAATTAGCCTACACTTATTTTAAAGTGAACAACATAAAACACCCTTTATTGGAAAACTGTGAAGCTTGGTGTAAAGGTGTTACTACTAAGTTTATTGCTAAAATAATACGAGACATTAAAGATAATCCTAAACATACACCTTTCCAGGCTTTTAAGTATAGGGTGAATATGTTCTTTAATACTGCTGCAACTTTCACTGAAGTTACTGAGACTGTAGATGGTGAAGTGTACATAGCTGATATGACACTTGACCCCGAGAAGATGTGTGTGAAGAGCGATAATCAAGTATTTGAATATTCTGTTTATACTGAAAGAGAGAAGTATCTAGGCTTGTACTTATCGGGTGAGTTTACTCTGTTCTCAGAGCAGTTTAATCACCTCAACAAAAAAGATGTTAAGGCCTATACATTATATAAGGTAGATATTTAAGTATGGAACATAGAGTAGAATCGCTAGAGACACAACTAGCACTAATCAAGTCTGACTTAGCTGTACTCAGGACTAAGGAAACATCTTTACCTGATTGGGTTAAGAATGCAGCAGGTGCAATCATCATAGCTATCTTTGCTCAAACAGTTACTACCGTATGGTGGGCGAGTGAGTTAAGTGCTAGACAGTTTACTATGCAGAAGCAGACAGACCGAAACACTATACTTGTGGATACTTGGCCTAGTAGACATTCGGAAGTTATGATAAGCTTAAAAGGGTTACAGACTGAGAATAGGAATATGAACCTCTTACTACAAGAGATTCGTTCCAGACAGTTCGGACACTTTAAAGAAATTAATAATTTAGAGTAAATGTTATGGATAGAGTTAACTAACGGTGCAACTAGAATATATCTATTTGACCCTTGGAATTTCCCAATTAATTGGATTATAATTTAGATTTGACACAGAGTAAGTTTTATGGTATAATAGAGATAAGGAGTAAGTTTATGTTTGGTTTACCTTTGGAAGTAATAACGATGTTGATGAGTACCGTAGGTGGTGCTTTCTTAAAGATGTGGTCTCAGTCTAGCGAAGACAAGCAAAGACAAAACGAGATGCTACTTCAGATGAATAACGTACACGCTACTGCAGTGAACGATGCCCGGGCCTACAAGAACCCTAATGCAGCTTGGATTCGTAGATTCCTTGTAGTATCTTTTATGGGGATGGCAGCTTTTATTTTATTAGCACCTATGTTTGGGATGAATACTACAGTACCTATCGAGGTAACTGAAGGGTTCAAGTTCTTATTCTTAGACTTCACAACAACAGTTACAGAGTATATAACATTAGAAGGAATTGTTACCCCTGATTGGTTAGGACACGCAATCCTTTCTGTAGTAGGTATGTACTTCGGTTCATCAATAGTAAATAGGAGATAGAGTGGAACATACAGAATCAAAAGGAACGAGAGACCTGAGTAATATCTTAAGTATCCCAGGTGGAGAAACATTAGCTACGAAAGGAATGTTTAATATAATGAATTTAATGAATAAAGGGCCTTGTGACAAATTAGAAGGCACAGCTAAAAGATTATGTCTTAAGGCTTCTGCTTTAGGACTCTCTTATGATGGAGAGAATGGGGCGTTAAGTCTTGGAAATTCAGGATTATTCCTAGGGAAGCAAGGTGATGGCGGTACAGGCATAGGCTTTAGATTCCCTTTCGGTAAATAGGAGATAGAGAATAGTGACTTTCAGAGAATTAATAAATCAAGTCTTAATTAGACTCAGAGAAGATACAATAACCGATGAGTGGAGTGGAGACATTAATGATAGTAGTTCTTTAACTAGCTATCAAAAACTTATAGGCTCACTAGTTAATGACTCTAAAATAAGCACAGAGATTTATCACGATTGGTTATCCTTGAGGGACACCTTCACCATTTCTACAGTTCCTGGTACTATGCAATATATCTTAGGAGATGCCACTTCTGGTGCGGGTACATCATTTAAGATATTAGATGTAATTAATCAAGATACAGGAGAAAACTTAGAACAGGCAAACAATAACTGGTTAAATTCTAGAGTGTTCCCAACAGCTCCAGAAGGAACACCTACTCATTATGCTCTAAACGGAAGCTCTTTAGTTGTTTCTTCTAGAGACCCTGACGTTAATATAGACTTATATCCTGTTCCTTCTTCGGTCCAAAATATCAGTTTTAATATAGTCAAGGGACAAGACACATTAAAGGAGGCAACTACGGTTCTTAAGGTTCCTTCCCAGATAGTAATCTTAGGTGCTTGGGCTAGAGCTATTGCTGAGAGAGGTGAAGATGGTGGTACTATATCTAGTGCTGTTGCTGCAGAGGCAAGAGAAGCTCTTAACTTAGCTATACAATTAGATTCAGGTAACGCTGAATATGAAAAAGATTGGTACGTAAACTAAGATGTTGAATGGACAATCAATCTCTGCAGTAGCCTTAGATACTATAGGTATCAATGGTTTGGATACTGAAAGCTCACCTACAGCATTATCAAATACTTGGTTTACTGTAGCCGACAACATAACTTACACCCAAGGAGGCAAGGTAACCTTTCGAGATGGTGCTAGACAAGGTACTGTTTCTCTTAATAGTCCCATCGGCTCTTTGGTTGAATACAAGGATGGGTTGACCACTAAGACATTCGTAAGTTATGATGGAAGTGTTGCTACTCTAGAACTTACAAACAGAGATGGTGCTTTCGTAGATACACATAGCTTCACAGGTGGTTTTGGTTCTGATTGGCAATGGTCTAACTTGAATAACAAATTATTAGGGTGTCAAGTATTAAACTCTCCTATCTTATATGATGGTGTGGAGTGGGCGGTATTAGAAGATAAGATAAATACTTCTGTAGCATCCCCGAAAGGAACATTTGAGATAGGCAGAAAATATAAGATTAGTGATTTAGGCGATAATGCTGATTGGTCTGGAGTAGGTGGTTTGGCCGCTGCTGCTATAGATGACATCTTCACGGCTACAACAGACGGTGCTACATTAGGTTCTACAGCTAAGGCTTATCCAGGAACGCTTATACCCGAAGGAGTTAGTGACTTTAATCCTTCTTGTTCGAGCAGTAGTTATGGTCGGTTGTGGGTAGGAGGACTAAACGAGGAGAAGGATGTAGTATATTACTCAGCTCTTTTAGATGAAACATCTTGGTGGACAGCAGCAGAATTAAGTGATGCTGGTTACATTGACTTAAAGTTAGTGTGGGGTAAAGATGAAATAGTGGCTGTTCACTCCTTCGCAGGAAAGTTGGTTATCTTTGGCAAGGAAAATATAGCCATATATAACAACCCTCAATCTATTCTTCTGATGGCATTAGATGAGGTAGTCAGAGGGGTTGGTTGTGTGTCTCGTGATTCTATTCAGGCGGTGGGTGATGATTTATTCTTCCTCTCTTCTACAGGTGTTAGGTCATTAACAAGAACTGCGGAGTTCGATAAGTTACCGCTAAAAGAAATATCACTGACAGTCAAGGATGATATTGTTGCTAACCTAAAAATTTCTCCTTCCGTGAAGTCAACCTATATGCAGAGAGAGGGCTTATACTTATTGACCTTCGTAGATAGTATGGTTACTTATGTATTTGATTTAAATTATACCACAGAGAGAGAGACACCTCGTGTGACTAAGTGGCTTTGGAAGGATGATAGAGCAATTACATCGCTTGCTTATAGTGAGAGATACGGACTCCTAATGGGGAGGAGAGGTGGTTCGGTAGCTACTTATGAGGGAAAATGGGATGTTGATTATTTAGGTTTTCCAACACCTGTCAGTAGTAATAATAAATATAGTGCCAATTTAACTACGGTTTGGATTGACTTAGGACAGGGAGTTATGGCTTCTATTTTAAAGAAGGCGATACTTGTACTTAAGGGAGGAAAGGACACACTTTTAAGTATTAAGACCTACAAAGACTTCTCTATCATTCCATCACTAACGGAATCTTTCGAGGCTAATCCTTCAATGGGAGGAGCACCTACTAAGTGGAGTAAGAAACCAGGATTAGGTTCATCATCTGCAGCATTAGCTGTGAGAGCACAAATATTAGTAAATCTGAGTGGCGGGGGTGAGGGGAGTGACACTGTACTAGATGCGTTGATTGAGGAAATCCCTACTGGTTCCTCTTTTATGAGGGGTGATATCTCTAATAATGGTTTCTTACAAGCTGATGATGCTGTTGCATTAGATAGATACGTAGGCGGTTATAGCTTTCCTGGTGAACCTTTCTATGATTGGATACAGGAGCACATCATAGATTATATGTTGGCTGATTTAGATACCTATCGTGTATACTTCGCGACACCCTCTGCTGAAGGTGGTCTCTATGGTTGTGATGTAGAATATGATTATGGTTGGACTGGATTCTGTTCTTCTGCTGCGTACTCGAGCACAACATCCGCAGAGTCTCTGATGGAGTACAGAAACCAATCTGATTGTCAGGCGGCATCTACTGGTAATGTTTGGAATGTAGTACAGGTTACATCAGGAACAATAGCACAACCAGATAACTGTGCTGTCAACCCTGCTAAGTATGCACCTTCTTTAGGGGCAGGCGAGAAGAGCATACACCTATCAGGCACCGCTAAATATCTAAAGATTGAGATGGAGGGAGTAGCTAACGGTTATGATACATCTCTACAATCGTTATCATTATTATATAAACAAGGAAAAACATTATGAGTGATTATGGAGTAGTAAACAACTGGGCGGGATTAGATTTGTTAGTGGATACAGACCCCAACAAGATAATCTCTGGCTCAACATTTGATACAGAATTTACAACCATTAGAGATGCTCTAAACTCTAAGCAAGATGAACTGGCTCTTAAAGATGACGACACTATGAGTTCTCCTAGTTCTACTGCTGTAGCATCTCAACAATCTATTAAAGCTTATGTAGACGCTCAAATAAAAACCCCAGGTACAGTGGCTCAAATAGCTACACTTCAGACTAGAGACCAGAATACTTATACTGCTCCTACTTCAGGGGATGGTGTTGAAATAGATGAGTTAACTATTACTATGACACCTAAAGAAGCAGGTAATAAGGTCATATTAGAGTGGCACTTCAATGGTGAAGCACAGCACGACACTGTATGGATTGTGACTAGAGATGGTACGCAGTTACCAGAAACTACAGATGCTACAGATAATCGCTATGCAGGTATAACGGCTACTTCTTATGATAATAATACGACTTCTACCCCTGATAATGTAGTCATCAGAATCATAGATGAAGATTCTCTAAGCACATCTTCAGTCTATAAACTATTATGTCGTTCTAGTACTGATAATACACGTACTGTCTATGTAAATAGAACACAAGGTAGCTCAGGTGCAGATGCGTTTGAGTCTGGATTATCTTCTTGTGTAGCTACAGAGGTGTGGACTTAATATGCCTTTCTTTACGAATGACCAACAGTTAGCTGATGAGTACAACGACCCAGGTACTCAAGCAGCCCAGCCGCTGTCTCGTCCTAACATTGGACAGTCCTCTTTATCCTCTACTGATGTGTTGAACGACCCTTATGGTTTAGGTGGTCTGCCTAATCAGCTGAGACAACTAACAGATACAAACACAGGTACTCCCTACACAGGGAATGCCTTAGATTCAGGATTGTTTACAGGTTATTCTAATGTAGGGCATTCCTTCAATGCATCCAGTTCTCCTAACACAGCCATAACTAATAATCAACTGAGAACTAATAATCAACTGAGCAGTGGTTCTTCTTCTTTTACTAATAGTGGTATGGGTGGTGCTAGTAATAGTAATAACATACTGTCTTATTTGTCGGAGAACTCTGATGGCTCTTATAATAATGACTTCTTCTCTGACTTTGGACAACAGAAGGGAGGTGATTATTTCGCACCCAACAATGCCTTTAACTTTGGAAATAATGCTCTGTTAGGTGGAACGCCTGGTAGTATAAATCTTTTAAATGAGTTGGCCAATGCTTCAGGGAATGGTAATCAAAATGTTAATAATATTTTAAACCTTCTAAATGCAACACCAAATAGTCTGATTGATACCTATTCTAGAAAGTCAGGCAACGAATGGGCTGGATTTTTGAATGATGATTGGTCTCAGAGAGGAATAATTAACAAGGCTGCTAACGCACTATCCCCTAAATGGGGTGGTGTTATCTCAGGTGCTATAGATTACTCACAAGGTAAGAATGATTGGGGTGCCTTAGGACAAGGTATTGCTATCGCTGCTGGTGCTACCCCTCTAGGAATGTTTGGAGGTTATCTACTAGGTGATTACTTAGGCGGTAAGTATGGCAATCAATACAACTCTAACTTAGATGATAATTCAAGTGATTTCGCTAAAGCGCAGGGGTTTGAGGTAGGTACCAAAGCGTTTGATGATGCTATTAAGGCTTATAAAGATGCACTTAATAACATAGGTGAAACTCAAGACCCTAGCGGTGTTGAGATAGTAGATAAACCTATAGGTTCTGGTACTCTTACAGATATTTTTGGTAATAGTTGGGGTTCTATAGACACATCTGAAGGTACATTAGCAGGTGATTATGCTGAAGCCGGGTTTACTGCAGAAGATACAAGCTTTGCCACGAGCTTTGATAGTAGCGGCTGGAGCTCTGCTGATGAATCTTCTTATGCTTCTGATGTAGGCGTATCTGACTATTAGATAATGAAGAGTACAGTAAATATGATTAAAGAATTTAAGGAGAAACAATAATGGAAGAGTTTGATTTATTTAATACGGATACCTGGAGCAATCCTTTTGATAGTACACCTGATTATGGCCAAGGTAATGACTTACTACAACCATATCAGCCTGCTTCACAACCTATAGGTCCTCTTCAAGAGAATGGTACTTTTGACGATTGGGGTTGGTTATCAGACGTAAAGGGCTTATATGAAGAGAACAAAGGTTGGATAGACCCTCTAGTTGGCTACGGTAAGGAATACTATAAGTCCAACAAAGCTGCAGGTTTAGCTGATGAGTATAAGCAATTAAGACAGCCAGGCATAGACTTCAATAAAGAAGCTATCGCTAGACAACGTGCTTATATGCAACCAGGTAATGTTGAGAGAGGGGTAGCGGAAGACCTAAATAGGGTCAGTGGTATGCTGACACAACAATATGCAAGGGCAGACCAACCAAGATTTGCCTCTGCCTTTAATGCTGGTACGCTGGGCTCTAGTACGTTCGGTAGACAACAAGCTACTCGAGCTGCGGCTAGGGATAAGGTATGGGCTAACAATATTGTTCCTGCTGCTTATGACCAATATTATAGTAGAGGGGCTCAGATGAGCAACGCGGATACTGCAGTGGCTGGGTTATTTAAAGGTGACCCACAGTTACAACCCGCATATACACAAGCTAACTATAGGTCTGACCCTTGGGGTAACGCAGTTATTAACTATTTTGATGGGGCTTAAGTATGGGACTTTTTAATAGAGAAGAGAAGACAGATTATTCGGTGCCCCTATTCGAAAGAATGGCGGTTAAGAATGAAGCATCTCAACGTCAGTTCGCTGATACTTACATAGACCCCGCGATTAAAAATAACTTAGGCTATGAGTCTCCACGTATGAAGATGAAGGCTATAACTAAGGATGTTGATTTGTCCGATGGTAAAGCAGTTCAGGAGGTTTTTATGCAACTACAAGCTATTAATCCTAGAGAGGCTTCTTCCTGGTTGTCTAGTGTTAAGCCCATAATTAACCAACACATAGAGCAACAGAAGATGTCAGCAACATCATCTAAGCCTAACACAGCACAAGAGAGGTTTCTAGATGATAAGCAAGCATCCTTGCTACAGAGGAACTTTAATGTGACTACCGTAGAAGGACTTGAGAATTTCATTAGGACAGCCACTGAAAGGTATGGTCTTGGTCACACAACCGTAGTAAACAAAGCATCAACTAATTTAACTACTCTGCAGGCAGGTGATAGAGCAAACACACGCGCAGCAGAACTGGC